CTCCCTGACTGTTGTATCATATAGATTGAGTCTTTCCCTCAATAGTAGAGGAGGCTGCCGCCTGATTTAGAGAAAAACTTCCTGGTTTTACGCCCGGCTTTCGCCCCAGGAAGCCCCACAAAGTGGGAATAAAGAAGATAAAAGTACAAGAAGATTTTATAAAGAAGGAAATATTTTTTGTAACTAAGTAAAAGAAGAACGTGTTTTTGTTTAGGATCGGCAAACCCAGGGCTATGAGAACCCACCTTAGGACAGTGAAACTAAATGGTAATAGATGAATCAAGTGGTGTAATCAAAAAGTCGACCCTAGATGTAGGAATGGCGGTGGACCCGGTTTGGGTAGCCTTCACAACAACTGTTTCTGAATCTGCCTTAAAGATGACCATCCAGGTAGCAATAGCTGAATTAGTCGAGCTATTAGTGAAACCTGGGAAGACACTTGTGTTGTTGTTGAACCCTAAATTATTAGAGTAGGCACTCAACTGAGTGGCACCAACTAGTGAGTAAGCAGCTCCCATAATCGGAGCAGGAGCACCAGTCAAAACGTATGTCAAGGTCAACGAATACGTGTTACCAGGAATCATACTCAATGTGATCTCGCCCGTTCCATCACCAGGACCAGTAATAGGAACCATAGTAGACGGGTCAAGCTTGAAAACAGATTTGAGCATACTCGATGTGATGTTTGTGTTGCTGGGCAATTGAGGCTGACCAAAAGGCAAAGTTGTACTAGCATTCATTAACTTCAACTTTATGCTATGCACGTCACCTCCAAACGTTGTTGGGATGTGTGGCTTAATCAACTCCACACAATAAGAAATCCAAAGTTCACCAGCAACATAAGCGCTGGACATTCCGCTGGTGGCTATACTGAATGTGCCAAGGTTTGCGAACCGTTGGTCACTTCCACTAGGGATATAACTCTGGATGAACATTTCTGATAGTGGTGTTAACTTTGTGGCGCACTCGATGCCGTGCAACATGGACTGACTAGGTTTGCAAGACACGGCGAACTCATAGTTCTCCATTTCCTGTTTCGATTTAAAAGATGTGTTATAGGGATCGTACTGTGTAGCCATTATGACGGATCCAAGAGCGGCATTATTGGAGTAGTCTGTGCTTGTAGATCTAAACTCCAGGATGCAGCCGTGTAACTTGTACTGTTCAAAATTTTCCGCTAAGTTGGACAACCAAGGGAAGAGTTTGTGGTTGCCGGGATTGATAGGGAAATCGGTAACTTTGAAATTAGTCGAACCAATGACATCACCAACAAACTCCCTATGACAGATAACATTAGCCTGCTTATTGCTTGCGAATTGAGGAATCTGTTTGGGAGAAGTGAGGACATTGTATCTAGAGTTATCCGAAATCTGGTAATCACCGGAACCAAATATCGAGCCAATTCCAGACCCGAGCCATCTACCGGCTGCGCGCCCAAGTGGCCCAAACATTCCTCCGAGGTGTCCGCCAACGTCTGCGAACGGTGTGTACCCTGCCTGCTTCTTGGCTTTTGGCTTTGCATTTTGTTTCTTGGGTTGTGATGAGTTGACAACCTTAACTGTAACCTTAGGTTTCTTGTTGTTTTTATTTTTAGTCATAATTAAAATCTCAAATAAGTACTGTAATATTCAAATAGATGTATGGGATGCCGCTCTATCTAACGGGACTGTACATCTCCTAGAACTAACGTGGATCCGTGCAGTCTCTCGGCATTTTGTTTAGCACCGTAACGGTTTTGGTCCTTAACTAGGAAACCCCATAACCCTCCCATACTAATGAAGGGTCGCAATACCTTCCATCCTTGCGATCTAATACGTCAAATGGTGCAAAATAAGGAGTGTGCTGGCGATAGTAGTTCTCGATCTCAACTTGAAGTGCAGGTGTTATGCCAAAAGCTAGCCAGTAGCTATACCTGGTCTTTTCGTGGATGGGTTTGTACTTCCTGTCCATACCACGTGCCAAGATCTTTCTTCCATTGATCTCGTCAAACACCCCCTTCTTCTCTGCTCGGCCTCTTCCTGCTCGTAAAATACTTGCATAAAACTCCTGGAAAACTGGGATTCCACCTGCCAAAGCTAGGCCAGATGATCCTACGGACGTCATAATGCTCTCATAATCAGCCTGAGAGCGCACAGTGAAAACGGAACAGTCCTTGGCGCGGCCTTTAAAATGGTCTCGACACATGACCCATCCTTCCTCTGTCCAGATTGGTTTCGTTTGACAAAACTCAACCCTTTCAAAATCATAGACAGGTTCTTCTTGTGTCATGTTAAAACCCATATCAAGGAACCACTCGGATAATCCGTTTAAAAAGTGTTTCAGGTCCTTTCTTTCCATAATAACAACGCAATCATCGCCGTTGTTAGCTAGGGTGGCTTTTATCTTCTTGTACTCTATATAGGCATACACCATTAAGCACATTAATAGACAATTGCCACAACCAGTGTTCATGTCACCAGACATCCGGCATCCGCATAACTTACACTTCAGCTTTCCATCCGGGACGTTGCAAAATATTTTATTAACCAATTGGTTGTTCAACAACCATTGCAAATATACCCGTTGCTCTTTGGTTAAATTGAGTATTTTCAGCCACACAGAGTGTTCGAACTCCAACGCTTCGTGGGATACGTGCTGATCAAACCGGCTGGCATCCAGTCCCACAGCAACAGGATTTTTAAACATGTCCCACTTTTCCCTCAACACTCTACCTTGTTCTAACGCATTCATTCCCTTCATGACGGTAGGATGACGGAACAATCGAGCTATGGCCTCATAAACTGCCTTTTCAGCAGCTTGGATGTAAGGTCCCAACTCGACGCAAAACCTTGGTCCTCTGGGGGATATACCTCTCGGCACAGAGTCCGGCTTTGCAGTCAGATTTGTATTCTCCGCTTTCACGAAAAAATCCACATGCGCATCTCTCTTAGTTAGTGGTTTGGTTTCTAGCGATTTCAATGCGTTCTCATACATTGCCCTTCGACGCGGCCCATAACGACTCAGGAATTGCTCCTTTGTCATGGGGATGGGTTTATAAGACAATTTTATCAAACGTTTCCGAATATGTGCTAGTCGCCTCTCAAATATTCCTACCCGCGGTTGTGGGGGTCTACACAAACAACCGTCTTTTCCCTTTACCATCAAAAGCCTCTCTGCCATAGCGCGCTCTGCATTAACGAAATTGTTGTCAGGAATGACGTTGCAGATTGGAGGTCCCATTGATGGGAATTTGACGTTAAATCGTGTTTTAACGCGTTTTGAGGTAAACCGGCTGAAGCTCAATCTAGATGGATCACGATATTTCGTCCTACTGCACGTCCACCCTTTCAGCACGGCCACCTTTGCCTACCTGTTAGAGATGCCAGAGCCTCGTCCAGCACCGCTAACCCACCATTGGAACCTAGTCCACCACGAATCCGTATTCCTAACACTGTCGTCCGCCCACCGACGACGTTCCTTGAAGTACATAGAGTTGATAAGTTTGAGATAATCAATTTCGCCGTCGCTTGGTAACCAGATTGCTGCCATACATCTGTTCATGGCATCGTGTCTGTCGCTTAGGCGCATATTCCGTTTCTCAAATAGTTCTCTAAATTCCCTTCTGAACATCATGTCAGTGGCTTGTGTATAGGGCAGAATACCGTGTCGGTACTTGAGTTCAGCTACACACATCCGTTCGAAGGCACCGGTAACATGTCCTTCAGAAAATTTCTTCTTCTGCTCTGCCAGTCGAGCTTTCTTGAACGGTGTGTCGCAATCATCCTCAGAAACTAACTCATCCACAGTCAGTTTCAGGTGGTTGGTAGGAGGAGAGCCAATAGCCGGCTCTCCTAGCCCCGATTCTTTTGAGTCCGCAATCAATAGTTGTGGACACGGCGAAGAATCTCGGTTTGGATATGCATCCGCACTTTGTATTTCTTCGGCCCGTACCGCAACATTCTTGCTTGCGTTCTCAACCAGAGTGGTCTTTCCCTCAGTGACCTCCAGAACAACCTTAACACTACCAAAGGTAATGCATCGGCTTTCAGTCTGTCTGACACCGGACACCAACCCAACAGCAGCTTCATTGAGTGAGCTCTCATCGCTGCATTCCACGAGACCATCATCCACGGGCTCTCGTAGTAGGGGTTCCAATTCTTCATCCGTGGCCTTATTCTTCTCGGTGAACGATCGCTGGCACCACACGGCACAGTGGTACCAGCACCATCGAAAGCACCAGCCAATGAATCGGACTCCCCGTTTGGTGTATTTCCAAAAGGTAGCCATACTCCGTTTCCTCCTAATCGAAGCCAGCCTACTTTGTATCTTCCTGTAGGCTTTGGACGTTTTTGGTGGGAGGCATGGTCTAACTACCAATGCCCTTTGATCCTCAACCCATCCGCTCTCGGTCTGTAATAAATGTTCGCTTCCTGCCACGCCCCGTTCCATCCTAGACAGCAAACTTGCGGATTCCTCCTCTTCCACACTGCTAAGGCGTAGCCTGCTCCGTTGCCGCGGTAGCATGCCAAAACACCAAAGTAATGAGTAGAGGAAAGCCCATGTCAACACAAGGGAACTTAGTACGATCAATATTATGATTAGTACGTGCCCAAACTCTGACGCATAATGTTTAACGCTTTCGACAAACGACTTAAAGCCGTGCTCACTCGAGCTCATGTCTGTTAACTTGATAATCATTTTGTCAGGGTTTAATATGTGCTAACAATGGGGGTCAAGATAGTAATTATAATGGGCTAC